ATTCCCAGAACGCCATCAAGGCGCTTGAGGCTTTTTATGAAGAATATGGGGTCTGGGGCGATCGCTGATGAAAATCACTCTTGAGAGACTGCGCGAGATTATAACCGAGGAAGTTATCAAAGAGGAGCTAGCTCCCGAGATAGCTGCACCCGCTATTGCCGCAATGCTTCAGGGAACAGAGGCTGTCGATACTTCCGAGATTTTCGGCGCTGTCTTTGATCAAATGTATGGAGAAGGCGCCTTAGAGGGCGAAGCCGAAAGAATGGCTAGCGCTGAAGAAGAACCAGAAGAAGACTTTCCAACTGAGTATCAGCCTGGAGGCGCCGAAGGCGATCGACCGGTGATGGGCTTTGAAGAGAACATCAACGAGATCATCCAAGAAGAATATCACCTCCACATGATCGAATATTATCAAGCAAAGCTGCTACAAGAAGCTGCGCCACCCACCGGCAGGGCCCATAGCGCCCATCTCGAAAAAACATACGGCACCCCAGGAGAGATGCCTTCCACATTCACAGGAGGTCCAGCAGTGCCACAACGTCGACCGTCGCTAATGAGCCGCGCCCAAGTGAAGACACTTCAGGCATTAACTTCTGACCTGCCCAGGTTTACGAAAGAGATTGATTCTATGATTGATGATGGCCAAGATATTGCCCAAGCTGTGGATTTCATAAGAGGGTTTGGTGTTGATCCGATAGAGGTACTTAGAATCGCTCACGAACGTCTTGAACAAAAATATCGCAATCAAAAATCTCATTCTGATAGTGTTGAAAAGCCCGAGCTTCAACGTCACGAAACTCCTGGCGAATGGTCAACCGGCGTGGCCGGCAAGACTAAGCAAGATTTTGCTGATGAAAGCTATGAAGCCATTAAGAGATATTTGAAGCAAGATATGCGCCGCGTTAGAGGCAATATTAAAGATATGCTTGATCGCTATCCCGAAGCAGCATCCTCTCATAAACAAAATGATTAATGAGCTTCGAACTATCAAAACAAGAAAAAGTAAAAGAGATCTTAAAGTGTGGAAAAGACCCGTCCTACTTCCTTAACAACTACGCAAGAATATCACACCCATTACATGGACTTATTCTTTTTAACACTTTCGACTTCCAAGATGACCTTCTCGAAGATTTTAATGATTACCGTTTTAACGTTATTCTAAAAGCTCGACAGTTAGGTATCTCAACGATCACCGCCGGCTATATCGTGTGGATGATGTTGTTTCATCGCGATAAGGCTATTCTTGTTATGGCGACCAAGTTCGCGACAGCAGGAAACTTGGTTAAGAAAGTTAAGAATATTATGCGCAATGTTCCTGATTGGTTAAAGATAGCCACTATCAGCGTAGACAACCGCACATCGTTTGAGTTGTCAAATGGTTCATCAATTAAAGCCGCATCAACCTCTGGTGATGCTGGTCGTTCGGAAGCTCTGTCGCTTTTAGTGCTGGACGAGGCCGCACATATTGAAGGCTTAGAAGAATTATGGACAGGCTTGTATCCGACGCTATCAACGGGTGGGCGCTGTATTGCGCTTTCTACGCCCAATGGCGTGGGTAACTGGTTTCATAAAACTTGTATGGACTCTGAGGCGGGTACAAATAATTTCAACTTAACTACCCTCATGTGGGGCGTTCATCCCGATAGAGATCAGGAGTGGTATAAGAAAGAAACCAAGAATATGTCTAAGAGACAGATTGCTCAAGAGCTTGAGTGCAATTTCAATACGTCTGGCGAAACAGTGATTGATCCTGATTGCATGGAGTGGATGCTTTCCACGGTGCGAGAGCCAAAGTATAGGACCGGCTTCGATCGTAACTTTTGGATTTTTGAAGAGTTTGATCCTACATGTAATTATTTGTTAGTGGCAGACGTATCGCGCGGAGACGGCGCAGACTTTTCTACATTTCATATTGTTAAACTTGAAACGTTAGAAATAATCGGCGAATATCAAGGCAAGCCAACAATTGATATGTTTGCAAATATGCTTAACAGTGTTGGTGGAGAGTTTGGCAATTGTATGTTAGTGGTAGAGAACAATAACATTGGATACTCTGTGTTGGATAAACTTATTAACGAATATCAATATCCGAATGTTTATCACTCCATTAAATCTACGCACGAATATATCGAACAACATCAGGCCGAGGTAAGAAACTCAGCCGTTCCTGGATTTACTACGTCTATGAAGACGCGCCCTCTCATCGTAGCCAAATTAGAGGAGTTTATCAGAAACAAACTAATTACCATATATTCGTCTCGCACCGTTAATGAGATGAAAACTTTTATTTGGAGGAATGGCAAACCGCAAGCAATGAAAAGCTACAATGATGATTTGATTATGGCGCTAGCTATAGCGTGCTGGGTAAGAGACACAGCACTGCAAGCAAATGCGCGCGATTTAAATTATCAAAAAGCTTTCGTCAGTGCGATCTATACCACAAAGACTACAATGAATACTCAAATCAAAGGACAATCGGGCTACAAGAGAAACGAAATATTTGATAAAATGAGTGAAGCTGAAAAAATTTATGAACAATATAAATGGATTATAAAGTGAGGAAGTAAATGGCGCCAAGAACACCTAAGCAGGGGAAGAATCCGGCTAACAAGCAATCAGAATTATTTAAAAGACTCACCAGACTGTTTTCTGGCCCGATTATAAATTACCGATCGCAGACTGGACGCCGTATTAGGCGCCAACACTTAGACAAGTTTGCGTCCCGATTCAAATCTGCATCGGGCCAGCAGTTTAAAAAGTCCCTCTACAATCCCCTGGATACTGTAGCTGCAAATGCTATCGGAAATCAGCGCAGAACTGAGCGTTACGTTGACTTTGATCAGATGGAATACACCCCCGAGATCGCATCTACGTTAGATATTTATGCAGATGAAATGACCACGTACTCCCAGCTTCGGCCGATGATTAACATCGGATGCCCCAACGAAGAGATTCGCGCTGTGTTGGCAATCTTATACGATCAGATCTTAAATGTTCAGTATAATCTTTTCGGATGGGCTCGCACTATGTGTAAGTACGGAGACTTTTTCCTTTATCTAGATGTAGACGATAACTTTGGAGTTCAGTCTGTTGTTGCACTGCCGATTCAAGAGATTGAAAGACTGGAAGGCTTGGACGCAACCAATCCGAATTACGTTCAGTATCAGTGGAACTCTGCAGGAATGACATTCGAGAACTGGCAAGTTGCTCATTTTCGTATTTTGGGACATGATAAGTACGCCCCATATGGTACCTCTATTCTGGAGCCGGCCCGTCGCATTTGGAGACAGCTTGTTCTGATGGAAGATGCTATGCTGGCTTATCGTGTTATTCGCTCTTCTGAACGCCGCGTATTTAAGATCGATGTGGGTGCTATTCCGCCCAATGAGGTTGAGCAGTATATGGAAAAGATCGTGAGCCAGCTTAAAAGACACTCGGTAGTAGATGCTAAAACGGGTCATATCGATTTGCGCTATAACCCCATGTCCATTGAAGAAGACTATTTTATTCCCGTTCGCGCTGGTTCTGCTACTGATATTCAAAACCTTGCAGGGGGAACAAACACCACGCAAATTGACGATATTAAATATCTCCGCGATAAGCTGTTTTCGGCACTAAAGATACCCCAGGCATATCTTGCGATGGGCGAAGGCGCAGCAGAAGACAAGACTACTTTAGCGCAAAAAGATATTCGGTTTTCTAGAACTATCCAACGCCTCCAGCGCGTCATCGTTTCTGAGCTTGAAAAGATAGGAATTATTCACCTTTATACGTTAGGATTTAGGGGTGATGATTTGCTGGCTTTTGACCTATCCTTAAACAATCCTTCTATGATCGCCGAACTGCAAGAGCTTGAGCACTGGAAGCAGAAGTTTGATATTGCTGGAGCCGCTACAGAGGGCTATTTCTCTAGACGTTGGGTGACCGAGCATATCTTTGGAATGTCTCATGAGGAGTTCGTAAGAAATCAACGTGAAATGTATTATGATCGCAAACATGATGCGTCCCTACAGCAAGTTGCTGAAGCAGCCGCGACCGGTGGCGGTGGTGGCGGCGGCTTAGGCGCAGACCTTGGTGGCGATCTCGGAGGCGATCTCGGAGGCGATCTCGGCGGTGATCTTGGAGGTGGCCCAGAAGAGATGGCTGCTGGAGATGCCGGCACAGAGCCAGAAGCTGGTGGAGGTGATGAGTCATCTTTGCTGGCCGTCCCCCCGGGCTCACGCAACGCACCTCGAATCACGCCGGCCTCTAAATCTGCCACTCGTCGTTCTGCTAGGCACGATGGGAGACAGGGCGCCGCAGTCAAGTCACACAACAATGCAAAATGGTCAAAACAGATGGCCGGCTCTTCTTTGAGGAATATTGTTCCCGGCATGAGAGACATTCAAACCTTATCAAGAGGTATTTATGAGCAAGAAGCCTCTATTTATAATTTGAGAGAACAAACTGAAGAAGACAAGTTGTTTAGGGTCAATAAATCAGTTAAAGTATTGATAGAGGATTTAGAGAAAAAAGAGAACTTACTATTGGAGCAGAAGAATGAAGATAAGGCATAATAAAAAAAGAAATACAGCTTTTATTTATGAGTGTTTGGTTAAGGAGGCGACGGCCGCCATTATCAAAAGCGATCATAGAACCAAGAAAAAGGTAATTTCTATTTTAAAGAAACATTTCACCGAAGGGTCGGTATTAAAAAGACACCTAGAGTGCTATCGCTCTCTGTATGAGAGTGCAAACTTAGAGCATTCGACCGCCGAAAAGATCTTAATAGAGGCCAAGATGGCTAGCCGACTATTAGACACACAGGGCCTTTTTGTAAGCCAGAGCGATTTGATAGAAGACGTCAATGAGGAATTCACAACTCAGTTTTACAACAATTTTGTCCCCAACTATAGAACCCTGGCCAGTATCGCTCAAGTGTTCTCTACCAAGCTGAGTCCAAAAAATTCGGTTATCTTGGAGGGTCAGATTATAGATCATATGACACAAAGAGCTACCGCCGCGTCCCAAGAAATGGCATCCGACGCGCTTCTTGTCAATACATTTGTTCAGAAATTCAACCAGAAGTACGACGGAGGACTCTTGGAAGAGCAAAAGCAACTTTTAAATTATTATATTTCTTCGTTTGCTGATAATTCTCTTACCTTAAAGACTTTTCTGAATGAGGAAGTGTCAAGGCTCAAGGCGCACTTAAGTGAAGCTTTGAAAGTAGACGAAATTAAGAGCGATTCTGACATGCTGGCTAAGACACATCGAGTTCTTGAAAAGTTGGATTCGTTTTATTCTGCAGAGCTAAATGAATCGCTTCTCTTGACGATTTTAAAGACACAGCAACTTGCAAAGGAAATCACTATCGATGGCAATCACGGTTAAAATTGGCAAAGGCGCCAAATCTACTACAGTCCAGTTGGAAATGGATATTCGCAAGAGCGTGAATGGCGATCTTATGATTTTTGACCATGGCGACATTGATATTGTCTTGTCGACCACTCAGAATAAGGTTGTTGCCTTTCCTAAAGATACTTCAAATGATTTAGTATACGGCGCCCAAAATCGACTCTTCGCACATCTACGCAAAAAAGGCCTAGTTATTCCGGAATCTATTCAAGCGGGATCATTTTATGGTTCTTTTGAGGGAACATTGGAGAAGCCGTTTAAAGAAAGCCTCAATGCGGCTAAGTTAGCGCTTGTCAACATTGATAGCTTTATTAACGAAGAGCGCCCATACTTTGAATCGACCGAAGCAATTATTTCGCTAGCGGACGATGATCTAACTCATCCCGATAAGACAGACTCTACCGAATTAGGGGAAGTGCCTCAGCGCTCAGAACAGGGCTCTATCCGTCCTGGATTTGTAAGGGATCCCTATTCGCTAAGCTATATGTACACAATTTAAGGATCTTCACTATGTCGGAAATGAAGTTGATAATGGAGAATTGGCAAACTTTTTTAATTGAAGCGGAGCCGGCGGTAAAGCCTCAGCCTATAGGGATTACCTGGGGGCAGCTTATTGCTTTGATAGAGGCAACACAGGAGCTAGCGGCCGCAAAAGACAAATCAGACCGCCGCAAAAAAATTGCCTCCGGAATTCTGGGGACCTTTGGAAAGGTAGGATTAGATATCGCGCTCTCTCTAACCGGAACATCGACGCTCATCAATGCACTAACGGCAGGAAAGGGCGCCGCGGAAGTCATACATGGGCTAATAAAGACCTTTGCTAAGGCGCCCGATAGCGAAACAGCCAATAATCCTCTTTTTCATGCTTTCAATGTAGACGATGGCTTTACAGAACTTGTGAAAGATAAATTATTAGATCAGTTTTTGGACCACCTTTTTAAAGTTGCCGGCACACTGCCTGAGAATGCTCCTATTTCTCATATTAATCAGATGTTTCAGCACTGGCTCACGAAACAAACTTTAGGCGGTAAACAAGGCAATACGGTGGTCAACCAAACAGGTAAAGCCTCTCAGACTCTCGCAGTAAAAGGGCGCTAAATGGAACTATTAACATTTATACTTTGCGCCTACGGGCTCACACAAATCCTTGTCTATGGCAAGGTCTTTTCGAGACTAAGACCAAAGAAAGGCAAGCTTGGAGAACTAGCGAACTGCCCAATGTGCATGGGTTTCCATGTAGGTTGGCTATTAATGCTACTTTCTCCGTTTACAGAACTATTTAGTTTTGATGTAACTGTCTTTAATTTCTTCCTTTTGGGAGGCATATCGTCGGGAACATCTTATATTTTAACAATGCTCTTCGGAGATAATGGAGTGAAACATGACCTCAACTTGGACTAACAAATGGATGCTACAGCCCGTTCGTCGTTGCTGTAAAGGATCTTAGCTATGGGTAAGAAGCTTTTACGTGAATACTATGAACTATGCGAAGGCGGTGTTTGTCAAGATCTTTTAACCGAAGACGAAAAGAGATACGTGGCAAACGGTGGCATGATTTTGTCGGGCAAGCTTCAAGAAGCAGATATCCAGAACGGCAACGGCAGAGTTTATCCTCATGCAGTTTTGATGCGAGAGATGAAAAACTACTCTAAACTTGTGAAAGAAAAGAGGGCCCTCGGAGAATTAGATCATCCTGAAGATTCGGTTATCAATTTGAAGAATGCGTCCCACATGGTAACAGATGTGTGGTGGGATAACAAAAATGTGATGGGAAAGGTTAAGGTCTTAGATACGCCCTCGGGAGGCATACTGAAGTCTCTTGTGCAGTCCGGCGTTAAACTTGGGATCTCTTCCCGAGGCATGGGCTCTGTCCAAGAAAGCGCAGGTCAAACAATTGTTGAGGATGACTTTCAGTTGATTTGTTTCGATTTCGTATCGGAGCCTTCGACGCCAAACGCATTTATGATGCAAGAAGCCAAAGAATATAAGAACAATGTGTTCACGAAGGCAGACAGAATCAATAGACTATTAAATGAGGTATTAGAAGATGACTAAAAAGTTCTCCAGCTTTGGAGCTGATGGCAAGAGAATGGGCGATTGGAGAGATTATCTTTCCGGCAACAAAGTAGATGGCTGGTATGGTCTTGTAAATGAAGAGTACGAAAGGCTCGTTTTAGAAAGTGGCGATACCTATTTGTTGGACGAGGGAGTCTGGGAGAAGTTTAAGTACCTTGCCAGTAAGGCCGGCTCCCTAGAAAAAGGTGGCAAGATCATCGGTGGCCACAAATTACGTAAACAAGAGAGAGAAAAGCTTCACGCAGCAATAAAGGGCGCCTCCTCCAAAGTCATCAAGGATCTAGATCACGGTCTACGCGACACTTATCCTAATTTTCCCAATATGGAAAAGCAAGAAGATTGGGTCAGGGCCCTCGTAAACATTGGTGGTGTCTATGATTCCCTCGTACAAGCAGCCGAAGCTTGGAACCCTGAAGATCCCACGAAAGAAGGCACGATGGATTGTACATCGGCCAATGTGCTGATTGATATGTTGCGCAAATACACGCGCCACCAATTAGATTATGAATTGGCTGATATTTATAAGCACTTTAAAGAAGGTCAGGAGTCTGGTGAGACTCTTGATGAGCTTTTTGGTTCGGGCAAGAGAAGGCAGGCAAAGTGGGATAAAATTGCGAACGCAGAAGATCGCCCTAAAGGAACTTTAAAGCACGGCGTAGACTCTGCCGAAGATTTTATGACACGCTCCAAGCGCGGTGGCAAAGACGTTGCGTACACGAAGCGCGGACAGATGGCAGGAAGAGAAGAAACAGAATCTACCTCTTGGGCAGGATTGAAATCCAATTTGGCGCCACTCCTTTTGGCGGCCGGTGGCGCCCTCGCCGCCATCGCCGGCATATTCTTCCAATCGCCATGGTTTCAACAATTTTTCCAAAAAGCCGCATCCGATCCTGAATTCTTTCGGGAAAAGGTGGACGATTGGGTGAAAGATGGCGTCATTGGCGAACCCGGTAGCGTGACGGAGAGAGTGGGCTTCTTAACAAATGGCGATCCCACCACTTTTGGACCGAATGCTACTCTCGGAGATCTTCAGGCAGCAATTGATGGCATCAAGCCAACAGGAGGAACCCCGGGAGGGATTGAGGCGATCGCAAATCTAGGATCTGAGGGTTCCGGCAATTTCTTGAAAGCGTGGAAGGCCGCTCTTCTGGGCCCAGGGGGCGTCCCCATTCCCGCCAGCACTCCTCTAGAGCAAGTTTTCGGAATGACAAAAGCCGGCTTTAATCCAGATTTAGTGTCCGCCGCCGGCGGTCCAGGAATGAATCCCAATCTCCAATTAACCATACCGAAACAGCTTTTCAAGCTGACATCAAAGCATGTCTTTAAAGGCGTTAAGAAGTGGGCCGTTACCGGCGGCCAGACAGCCGCCGGCGCCGCCTTCCAGACGGCGGGCCAAGTGCTTTTACCTCTGGGAATCGCCCTTATGGCAAGCGGTCTTGCTGTTAAGCTTATTCGAGTAAAGGGAATGAAATCTTCTCGCGCACAAATGCTCAAAGATCTCTTGCAAGAGATGATAGATATCGAGCCGTGTGGTGGAGAGCCCGGGCCCGATCCCGAGAATTGTGATGAAGTAATTGAAGAACTGATGTCTAAGTTTAAGCCAGGAATGATTGTTCGCTATTTCCGCGAACACGGAGAGGGAAATATCACAGGCATGTCGCCGAAGGATGATCCCATTTCGGGTGGAGAAACGTTGCTAACGAGAATTGTAGCGATGGAATCGAGAAAGGGGTCGACCCCCGAAGAGCAGCAAAAAGAGAGCGATCTCTGGAAGGAAGAGAAGACAATTCTTATTTCAGTGAAGGGCATGATTGCTTTAGAGGCTGGAGATCGCCAAAGCCAAGAGGCCAATCCTTTTGACGCGGCCGCGATCCGCGCCTGTAAGTTAAACATTGGAATTCCCACTGAAGCGGATATTGTAGAAGCGTACAAGAGCGCTCCAAAACAGTCCGAAAGATGGGGCCTTGAAAAGCCTGAAGGCGGGCCCGCTAGTTTCGAAGGTGACGAAAAACAAAAAGTATACATGTCAGATGTTTTTGACATTATGAAGAAATCCCTGGAAGCCGGCAAGGCTAATGTCGATAAGGGTGATGTAAGAAAGGCTGTCATGGCTGTTCATCGGCTAGCCAAAGAAGCAGGAAATCCTCAGAAGTTCGTTATGGCCCGCACTAAAGCTAGCCATGGCAAAAAGCGACAGGACATTCGCGACTATTTAGAAGAAGCAGAAGTCGCCCCAGAAGCCCAGCTGCGCATTCCAGTCCATAAAATTATTATGAAGTTGCAACGCAATCCTGAGCTTAAGAAGGTTTTTGGCGTGCGAGATAAGCAGAAAAACCTTAATTTAACAGTTTTCATCAGTGCACTGAAAAAGGCCGGCCTGCTTATGTCAAAGGGCGGTGAGCCTTTAACAATTCCAATTCTTAAAAGACTTATGAAATCTTATGTTTCCAAAGGAGCCAGCGCTAGCCCATCAGGCGGAGGTTCTGGTGGAGGCTCTGCGAGCTATTTTGATGCGAAGGAAGGCAAGCGAAAGAGGCCTTGTACATCTTGCAAGAAGAGCAAGAAGAAGGTTTTGAAAGAATCTCGCAAAGATGATCACTGGGATAACATGAAAGAAAGATGGAAAACTTTATCGGGAATTAAATGAAAAAAGATGATTTAAAAAAACTAATAAAGCCCTTAGTAAAAGAATGCATACATGAAGTTCTTTTAGAGGAAGGGCTCTTGTCCAACGTTGTATCTGAAGTCGCAAAGGGCATGCAAGGAAGTCTAATTGTGGAGGCTCAAAAAGCTCCAGAAGCAGAAAAGAAAACTCGACAACATCAGGCCAATAAGGCACGCGCAAAACTAAAAGAACACCGCCAGAAGCTTATGGATTCGATTGGTGCTGACGCATATAATGGTGTTGACTTGTTTGAGGGCACCGCTCCGATGTCTAAGCAGGAGGCGTCGCCATCTAAGGGCGCCCCAAATTTAGGTAGCCCAACTGATTCGGGAGTAGACATTAGTTCTTTAATCGGGAATGCCTCTCAGGTATGGCGGTCAATAAAATGAGCAATAAAATAAATGTGAGTGTTTCTGCAAAAGAGTGTCGAGGCAACAATGACCGCTTAATTCGCAAGTTTAACAAGAAAGTGAAGAAAGAACGAATCATTGAACAGATAAAAGATAGAAGGCGATATAAAAAACCCTCTGTTGCAAAGAAAGAGAAGCGAGCCCGCGCCGAACGCGCCCGACAAAGAGAGCGCTTAAAGAAACAAAGAGCACAAGAAAGAAGAAAGAGAATGAACAAATGACTATTTATATTGAATATACACTTTTTGGAGGTTTTTAGAGTATGGCTATTTCATGGAAAGCGGAGGTGGGAATCAACAACGTCCCATCCTTTCAGGTTAGCGGTCGCCCGTATGCTACCGGTAGCGTTAACAGTACTGTTACATCTAAGATTACTTTTCCTTATGTAACAAGATGGGTTATTATTGTAAATAATGATACGAGCAACGTGTGTAAGGTTGGCTTTTCTGCCGCTGGCTTGCGAGCAACGGCGACCAAGAGTAATTATTTTGTGGTAGGTAAGGCCGATGCGGCCGGCCAGCCACGACAAAGCCAAAGATTAGAGCTGAAAGTTTCGGAACTTCATCTGGCCACATCTACTAATTTTGATATAATTGCCGGATTGACCACTATCCCGGCCAACCGCACGCAGATGGGTACCTCTTCTATTGCTCCGACTACGGGTGACACCCTTTATAGCTGGTCCGGATCTGCTGGAGTAGGTTAAAATGGGCTTCGGATGGGCATACATAGATTGTGCTGGAGCTGCCCATGAAACTGGTTCAGCCGCCGGTCCTACCGGATCAGTTCAGTGCTATCACAAAGAGGGCAATTCCCAAGGTCATGCCAGTTTTGTATTTGTTACATCGACCAATACTCTTCATTTAACAGGCGCCTTAAACATATCTGGCGCTATTTCTGCTAGCTCATATCACATTAAAAATGTGGTTAACATGGATGTGTCGGGTTCTACGTATTTCGGAAATACTAATGACGATGTTCACCAGCGGACTGGTAGCTTTGCGGTCGGTACGTTGGGTTCCCATCGCGCCCTTCTTAAAGTCGATGTGAGTAAACTCACCACAAAGGTATATGGGTTCGCGGGACGCTACCGAAGAATTACAGGAAACGGAGGCATCTCTTCAGGTGATTATGTTATCGGATGTAGCGGAAGTGGCAATCAAACTATCCAATTGCCGAGCGGATCCGCATGCTTAGCTGGAACTCATTTATTGATTAAAGACGAATATAAAGATCGATCTGCGTCAGCGAAGGTGTTTATTTCAGCATCTAATCATGTCGCCGGATATAACATTGAGAATCGTAAGTTTTATGTAATGGTAGGGACGATGCCGGCAATCAACCTATATACGGATGGTACTAACTGGTTCGTGTATTAAAAGGAGCGGTAGTGATAGATGGCCTACAATATTTTATCAGGCACAGTAATCGCCGCTCAGACATACGGCCCCGGGGGCATAGTTCAGAACGCTATCGTTTCTGGCAATCTAAGCACGTCTGACGGCGCCTCTATTGTTAATATTCCGCGCGTAACGAGCCCCGTTAATAATGGTCTTATCACCAACGTCAATGGCAATGCCAACACTCTCACGTGCGAGAGCAATTTAAAATTCGACGGCTCTGTGTTAAGTGTCACAGGAGAGATCACAGCCAGCATCGGGGTTTCCGCATCTTATTTTAGAGGGGATGGCAGATATTTAACCGGCATTAGTGCGTCTTCTGGTGGAGGACGCCTTACTGTTAATGGCCTTGGTGATGCCAATGGCAATCTTGTTGTTGGATTTAATTATGGCACCGCCGCATTTACCGGCGCGCGCCAGTGGAGAACACCGGCCTCTCCCACGGTTGGCGATGTAGTACACGTTAAAGCCCCTGCTGGGGTTAGTGACACAAACACGCTTAAGGTAATTCCATATGCCGATCACCGTCTTGATGGATTGGGATCGCTAACCCTTAGTTCCCCCCACACTGCGGTGAGCTTGTGTTATGTGGTGTCAGGATCATATAGAATATTCTAGTTTTGTGATTGTTTGTTAAAAGGCTCGCAGTCTTGTGATCGGCGATAAAAAAATATAATTTGAGAGTATTAAAAATACTATTTAAGGGTGAGGTAGAATTCCTTTCTATCCTTAAATTTGGATAGGTGCGTTTTCGCCTGTCCAAATGACAACAAAAAACTATAATATGGAGGGTTTTTATAAATGTCATATAAATTTCAAATTGGCAGTGCTGCTTTAAGTGGTGCTGTTATTCAAAGGTTGGGAACAGCCCTTAATTCCCAGTACGTTCTTCAGGATGATTCCGGCAATAGTCGTCTTGTCTTAAAGGCCGGCTCAAAGGGTAGCATTTCTGGCTCAGGTGGAGTTGAATTCACAACTGGCTCTTTCACTGGTTTGCTTCAGGGAAACAAGCTTTCGTCCTCTCAGACTGTTCAGGCTGATGGCGCCATATCGGCAGGTAAGAACAAAATCATTCTTGCCGCTGATGGTGGTTTGAAGATCGCTCACATGGATGCTAACTGGACAAACGCCGGCCGCACTGTTGCTGACATGGGTATTCTTACCACTGTCGATATCAACGGTGGATCCGTCGATGGTGCTACTATCGGTGCTGCTTCGCAGTCTTCGGTGAAGGCTACAACTTTATCGGCTTCTTCGACTCTTGATGTCTTGGGTGCTTCTCGTTTCGGTCCGCTCCGTGGTGGTGCTTATAAGGCTCAGATTACTGCTGGTGGTATATTCTCAGGTTCAGCTTTACAAATTGCTGGTGCGTGTGCTCTTGAGGGCGCTGTCACTGTCAGTCGTAATGTTACCAGTAAAGGTACAATCTCGGGCTCAGCTTTAACAGTTGCTGGCAATTCTGCTCTTGAGGGTACTATCACCACCAATGGTGGTCTTACAAGCAAGGGAGCAATTTCTGGCTCTTCGACACTTTCTATCGCTGGCAATGTTCAGCTCGATGGTGCTGATGACAGTCAGGCTTTCGTTGCTGCTGATAACATGTACTTCCGTGATTCTGACGGTACCATGCGCAGAGATTCTTGGAGTGATGTCATGGATGTTGCTGTTGGTACCGTTACAACTACGGGTCTCGACAATAGCAGTGGTGTAATTGGTCTCGCTATTCATAGCTTGAACGCAGAAGTTATCGCTACTGGCGACTTTATTGCTTTCAGTGATGTTGGCGACAATGGTCTTCACAAAGAAAGCGTTGACGATCTTTTCACAAAAGGTCCTGCTTTGGCTACAGAAGCGACTTTCGCTGTTGCTGATGATTACATCAATTTCCTTGATGGTGGCGCCACTGGTGACGCTAAGAAAGACAAGTGGGCTGATATCGCCGTACTGATCGCTGGTGCTGGTCTTACAGCTACCAATGGTGTGCTTTCTTCCGACGCATCGCCAACGCCTAATGCGCTGGTTCATAAAGAAACCTTGTCTGAAGGTCTGAACTATGTCACTGGAACAAAGAATGCTACGGTATATCTGCCACAAGGCGCCGACTTTGGAGATACAATTCGCCTTAAGTCTCAAGCTCTTGGTAATGGTAAAGTTATCACAGTTATTCCTAAAGCTGGTGGTGGAACAACAATCGATGGCGAAGCCTCGATTGCTCTTCGCTCGCAATATGGTGCTATTACTATGGTCTATACTCTTACTGGTTCCTGGTTCATTGTCTGATTAAAATTATCCAAGTTTTACTTGGTTCTTTTGGATGTCCCTCGATTGGGGGGCATCCTTTTTTTTGTGAACTATTTATTGTGGAGGTCTACTAAATGGCATATAACGTATTAAAGGGAGCAGTAGAAGGCTCAGTTGATCAGCACGCGGATCAAGAGATAGATGGGGTTAAAGTTTTTAAGAATACAGTGAGCGCTGCTACTTTTTACGATACAGACGCTCAAAGCCCATGTGCTACCGAAAATAATGTAGCGCTTAATAGATTATCGCGTGAAACCCCCCGGGGTATTTTAGTATACGAGGGAGATAAGGTTGCGCGCACCAATAGAGATCTCACGCTTGATGAAAACAACATCCTCCGAGCCCGCCATGCGGTCATTGGAACACTCACAGGATCGGGAGCTGGTCTTACAGACCTCCGTGCTACCAAATTAATTGGTAAAGTGAGAGCAGAATCTATTGAATATGGGAGAGGATTAGAATCATATCGCGATGAGCTTAAAGTTAAAGGCGCCGAAGGTATCAAAGTAGACAAAGAAGGTGTTTCCGTAGATTTATATCCTAATAGTGGCCTTGGCTATATTCATGACAAACTAACAATCAAAGCGAAGAGCGCATTAAGTATTACCCATCAGGGGCAGAACGCTAGTGACGATGACTTGGTGCTGATTCATGACACGGATCGTGGAGAAGTTCGACATTCGACTCTTAAGAATTTATATGAGAATTATATCAACTTTAAGATACCCCACCCACAAGGCCCTAAATATGCTCTTCAGTATAAAGGCCAGCGCGAGTTTGAGGGCACTCCTGATTTGGTGTTTGATCCTCGCAGTTCTACTTTAGATGTAGAGGGGTCAGTCAATACGTTAAAGTTAAAAGTTGCGTCGCATCTGGAGTCAAATGGAGAACTACGGGCAAACGGCGCACTCTATAAGGGCATCAAGGTGGTGACTGACGCCCAGTATGACTTTAAGGATACCGACAATACTGTTCTTTTTTCTCCAACTAAGCATAAAATTGTTGCTACGCTCCCGCCGGCTAAAGAAAGCGCCGGAAGAGTTATAACCGTAAAGCAGATTTGTGGCTCCGATGATCGTTATAAAATATCAAAGGCATACGGAGTGACGATTAGGACCGAGGGCGAAATGATAGATTTTTCTCGGGAAGTTGCAATGAAATCCAACTATTCTGTTAGAACTTTTCACTGCGACGGGGATAATTGGTGGATTATAAATCGAAGTGGATCATAATATTGGCTTTTTAGGTGAAGAAACACTATTTATTTTGATATTGGTATTATTTTAGGAGCCATTAAATGTCTAGTTTGTTGAAAGAAGCTATTGTAGATGCGCAGGCACTCAAAGAAGTGGCGCTAAAGAACGCTGAAGCCTCCATCATTGAGAAGTATTCCGTTGAAGTGAAGGAAACTCTAAATAAGCTTTTAGAAGCTGATGATTTGGACCTCACCATGGGTGGTGAAGTTGGAGCTGAAGCTGAGGTCGACGATCCTCTTGCTGGCGACGCATCCGATCCTCTTGCTGGTCTTGAAGATCCCATGGCAGATCCTATGGCAGATCCTGCAGTCGGCGGAGAGACCCCCGATGAGGTGGTTTCCGACGAGGATGCTCCTCTTGCCGCGGCAGATGGCCTTCCGGATTCCGATGCGGTCGAAGAAGGAGAACCAGTCGAATTTGATTTAGATTTGTCGGCTCTCCAAGAGGCTGTCACGCGACTTGAAACTGAGATCGCCGAAGGTCGGGAATTTGATTTTGAGGCCGAAGATCTTTATGAGCTTCTGTCAGAAGCAGGATCGGAGGAAGCTGACGAGATGTCTTCGGATGCACCCGGTGAAGCCGCGGCCGCAGAAGAAGAAGCCGCCGACGAAAGCGAAAAAACCTTAGAAGACGATAAGCCTGTTAAGATGGAAGAGGCACTTGACGCCGATTCTCTTATTGATGCCATCGTCGAACGCCTCACAGTAGATATGGGCGCAGACCTTACCGGTTGGGCCGGCCGATCCTCGCAGGATATGCGATTTGCGATCGAAAAAGAAATGGCCCACCGACGTTCAACAGATGTTGAAGACGAAATGAAGACTTTGAAAAAAGCTTACGAAGAGTTAGTTTTCGAAAATAAACAACTCAGTGAGCAAAACAAACAATACAAGCAGGCAACTAATGAGCTTAAAGAGGGACTACAAGATGTAAACCTTTCTAACGCTCGCTTGCTATACACGAACCGTGTATTGAGAAATACCTCCCTTAATGAGCGACAAAAAGAAAGAATTGTCGAAGCTATTTCGAGCGCCGGTTCAGTTACAGAGGCAAGAACAATTTTTGATACACTTCAGAGCACAGCGCAGTCCACGCCTCAGCGCGGACCAAAATCGCAATCGCTAAATGAAGCTATCACCCGTCGTTCTTCTGTAATTCGAGCTTCTCGTAAAGAGAAGCCTTCATCCGACCCATTCCAAGATCGGATGATGAAACTAGCTGGAATTAAATAAACATAAAATCATTATATATAAGGAGGTGATTAAATTATGTCTGGTATCGTTGAAAGGTTAACGGAAGGTATCGTTAACCGTGATATGCGCGCCGAAAGTCACGCTTTGTTAGCAAAGTGGGAGCGCACAGGACTCTTAGAGGGTCTTGGTAATGACCGTAAGAAGCAGGCCATGTCTCGTCTTTTAGAGAATCAGGCCAAAGAACTGCTTCGTGAGAACAGTAGCATGAGCGCTGGTGATGTTGAGGGCTTTGCAGCCGTCGCGTTCCCCATCGTCCGTCGTGTTTTCGCAGGACTGATCGCAAACGATCTCGTTTCCGTTCAGCCCATGAGTCTCCCTAGTGGACTCATTTTCTTCCTTGACTTCGTGTTCTCCCCCAACTTGGGAGCGAAGGGTGAGGAAGGCCACCGTCTTGGTAACCAAGCTGATAAGTCCATTTATGGTACAAATCAGGTCGGTGCTCAGATCACTGGTGGTGTCGACTTGGTTGGCGCTCTTAAGCAGGATCTTGGTGGTCCGCGTACAGTTGGTGCTCGTGGTTACGCTTATGCGTCCCCCACAGGTTCTTCGACTGTCGCCCATGGTACAGTGTCTCATATGGCTAGATTCAGCCTTACGAGTTCGTTGACTCAGGCACAGCTTAAGATGATTCAGTGGGATCCTGATCTCATGGCTCTTAGCTCCTCGGGCGCCGCACGTTGGATTCTTCGTGTTGACATCCCGGCTGGACAGTTCAGTCAGTTTGATTATGACACCCTGGGTGCTGTTTCGGCTTCGATTAATACTCTTAGCGATGTCAGTAGCAAGACTCTTACAGCTGCTAACACCGGTCAGCTCCGTCGTCTTACTCAGATCACAGGTAGTGATAGAACGGCTAATAACGTTCAGCTTTACTTCGTGTCTTCTGTCTGTATGGATGGCGAGACAACTTCCGGTGCTGGTAACCTGGGTCTTGATTATCCCATCACTGATAACTTCCGTTCGGTTGGTACAGCAATGGGTGCGATCGAGGGTACTACAACGTGGGGACTGGAAGGTTCTGACGATATCCCCGAGATCGACATCAAGGTGGACA